ATACATATAATAGGTTTGATCAGATGGATAAGGTACAAACATTGGTAGGTCTTTCTTATGCTTAGTAGCAACATTGTTACCTGCCCAAAGTATTAAGTTTTGAAAATGTGGATTAGCCATTATGAACTCCTGTAAATTGTATTAATGGAAACCTTGCGGCCCTCATCAAGCTAATTAATTTAATAACCTTTTAAATTCTATACCTAAATTATTTGCTCTGCAACAAAAAAGGGAGCCGAAGCTCCCTTAGTAAATTGTAGTTGAGTAAGAAACGCTACAATAAATCGTTCCTATTAAGCTCCTTGAGAACCAAAAACGGCTCTAAAGTTTGAATATCCAAAGCTGTAACGCTCTCTAGCTTTATATCGCATATTACCTGTATCAAAGTCACCTTCTAATGCAGTTTGCATTGGAGATCTCTCAAAATACTTAAATCCATCAGGACAGTCTGTTTTCAAGAAGAAAGCATCTGTATCTGTTAGATAGTTGTTTACGACATAACCATCAGGGATCATTCCAGTGTTGTTGATAGCGTTAACATCATTGTCAGATGTGCCTACTCTCCCAGGAGATTGTAGTAATCTGTCAGCGACAAACACCAACTGTGGTGGAACAATGAGTTTCATACCTCTTAGTGCAATGTTTAGACCTCTATCATCGGTAAATGTAGAAATACTAATTAGTGCATCTTCAAGTGAAGTCTCATTTAAGTCTGCCATAGTAGCAGCCCTGTTTGCTAGTGAACCTCCGCCACCTAGCGGGTGATCTGTTGCGATTAATACTTTACCATCTCCACCAACTGTTGAGAACGCATTGTTCAAAACAGCTGCAGCTTTGATTTGTTTTGTATTAGCCATAGATCTAGCTAGTGCTTTGGTATATCTTGCACCGAGTCTATCATAAAGATTATCCTCAATTGCCTCTTCAGTAAGTGCGAAAGCTAAAGCCACTGTTTCGTGGGTATAACGTGAAGTGTATCCTTCGTTAGCACTGTCAAATCTGACACCACTACCTTCTGATTTTACCTCTGCATTACCAAACCCTACAATTAGAGTTTCTTCTTCAAACGCTCTATCAGAAGTTTCGGAATCGAAAATTTCTAAATGTTGAGCTTCGTATCTGGCATATTCCATACCGAACAAAGCATTAAGACCTGGCTCTAATTCTTTCGCTAATTGCGCTCTATTAATTGCCATTTAATTATACTCCTGTTGGATCGATATAGAAATGCTCATTAAACTTAACTATAACGTTTACGTTAGCTGAACCTGTTGTGCTGTTATCTGGATCACTTGAGAATCCCATGATTCTAAAAGTGGCAGATGTTGCTGCTGTAGTACCAGATAGTTCAACTGCTGACATTCCAGTTTTAACGGAGCCAGCGGTATAAGAAATATCTGCATTGAGTCCAACATCGGTCTGCGCTGGAGAACCAGCACTTTGGATTTCAAATACAGCATCAGGGTCATCATGAACAAACGCTACAATATCAGACGATACAGTACCATCAGGGTAATGAGATTTAAAAACTACATCTCCATTTGAATCTGTAAATTTACAACCTCTAAATACACCCAAGGATTCATCACCAGCAGCTGATACTAAAATAGTACCTGCGTTGGTCATTTTTACTAAATCGCCAGAAAAAATATTCCCAGAAGCACCAGAAGCAATTTTGTATTCTGTTAACCCATTACTGAGTACGCCAGAACCTAATTTGCCTACAAGTCTTGCTCCAAAGGGGGCATTTTTGTTAGCCATAATAAGTCACCTTATATATTTAATATATGTTTTAGCGATCAACTGCGTTGACCACCGCCAAATGTTGTTTTGCTTTCTCTCCTCGGTTTTAAAATCGGGGAGTTTGGATCTGATTCCTTCATTAGATCATTGTCAACAGCATCTTGCTGAGTTTGTGCACGTGCAGCGAAGTAGGAGTTTCTCTCTTCACGTGTTTCATTAGGAATCCTAGCCAAAAGCAAACCACCTCGTTTTACAACTCCTGCATGTTGGCCTTCATCCATAACGGTGTATTTTTTTAAATCATCAGCACTAATTTCTTCAGATCTTACAAGCTCAAATCCTTCGCTTAATCTATCAGAAATATTACTACGATCCTCTACACCTAGAGTCTCAGCCCTAATCCACCTGTGAGTATAACCTTCAGGTGCTGCAGGAGCATCCAACCTAGATGGTGGGCTCCATACTTTGCGAGCTTCTTTACTAGCTCGAGTGTCAGCAGAACGTGCAGTTCTGTTTAAATCTTTGTTATCTTCTGTCATAACTATTACCTTTTAACATATTTTGCGTACTCTGTTAAGGGTACGTTTAATTTTTTTGCCATTTGTACTTCTGCAGGAGACAGTTTTACTTGCCTTTTTGAGCTTGTATTACCTGCTACCCTGCCTGCTGAAGCCACCTTTTGTTGAGGCTTCGTCTTAACAGAAGACTCTTCAAACTTGTGTGGAAACTCTGATCGCATCATTCTGTCGACTTCATTGTAATAATCGTCTGTTTTTGGATCATATCCCTCTTGTATTAATTTTTGATCTATTGAAAACGCAGCTAGTGTCATAATTTCGTCTTCACCAAACCATTCATTTTGCTCAACCCAATTTTGTTGTTTTTCATCAAGCTGTGGGGCAGGTTGTGGTTGTGCTGGCTGTTGATAATTTTGTTGTAGATTTTGCACCTGTGTTTCCTGCTCTAAAGCAGTTTTAGATGCTTGAACTCTTGTTTCTTCAACAGCTATTTTAGCTAAAACATCTTGTGCTTTTGCTACTTTTTCATAATCTTGATTTTCATGGGCTGATTTTAAAGCTGTCATCGCTTGTGTTTTTTGTGATTTGAGTCTACTTTCAGCTTCAGTAAGAAAAGATCTGTCTAAAGTTGTACTACGAACCCGTAATTGTTCATTTTGAGCCGCAGTGCTTTTTGCATATTCATAGGCTGAATCTCTGCCTCTTTCTGCCTCTCTTAACTTTCTAGTAAGAGTGTTTATTCTTTTTTTTACTTTAGCTGAGTAATCCTCGTGCTCATCTTCTTTTTTTGTTTCTTCTGTTTCTGAAACATCTTCCAAAACAGCTTCTGCCTCAACATCGTTAGTTTCCGTAGTGGTTGTTGTTACGGGTTGTTCTTCCTTTACAGGTTCTAACTCAACAACCTCTCCCTCTTCTATGTCAGTTTCCTCAACTGCTTGTGTATTTTCTTCTGCCATCTTTTCTCCTAAACTGCAAGAATATCGTCTGGGTCAAGTATAGTTGCAATAACTTCATCATCGTTAATAATCCGACACTCAGATTCATCACCGAGCTTAAAGCGTGCACCTGCATACCTGCCAATCAATACCCATTGTTTTTCCTGACACCAAGGTTCTGCAAATTTATTTGCATCCTTGTAGCAATCAGGACCCATTTTTACAACATACCCCACAACTGTAGCTAGAGATTCTCTATCTAAAGTTTGTTGTACTAAATGAATACCACCTTCGGTTACACCTTTACCCTTATAAGGTAGTATTAAAATACGCCAACCTGTTGGTTGTGGCATACGCTCTAAAATTGATTTGTCGAGAAGTGTAGGGTCAAGAACACGTGCTTCTTGTGACACGTATGGCACTTCTTGACTAACTTCTTCTTTTGTTTCTTCTTGTTTAACTGCAGCTTTTTCAGCTTCTATTTCTTTAGCTATATGATCAGGAACCTGTATTTTCGATGTCATCTTGTATTACCCTTCCGAGCAGTTCTCTAAATATATTTTCTGCGTCAGCGAGAGAACTGTAACGCCCACGCAGAAACTCGTATTGTGCATGATCTTTACACCCTGCGAGCATTGTATCTGTAATGTCTTCTCTTCTTAGTTCTAGTTCTTTTAAAAACTTTTTACTTAACCAAGCTTCAGACATTAATAAACACCAGAAAACTTACCGCCAAATTCTGCGGCTCCCATACCTCTAGCTTTGCCTTTTCCCATACCTGGTTTTGGTTTGGTATTTGCATCAAAAGTGCCAGCATCAGACTTCAAAGAAACACTACCCTTATTACTATAAGGATTTTTATTCTTTAAAGGTGTGGGGGTTTTCTGTTGTTTGATCTCTGTTCTTTTAATCATGTGCCTAATTATGTGGCTCTATTTTTATTTTTGCAAGTTTTATTTTCTATTTTGCAGATCTAACATTTTAAAACGGGCTTGTTGTTCAAGCCTTTCTCTTGCAGTGTCGTCACGTAAATCTGCTATATCTTCTTGTGTTTCTATTCTTTCACGATCTACTGTTGCACGTAATTGTGCCTCTTGTGCTTTCCGTTGTTCCTCTTGTAAGAATTGTTGTTGCTCCATAGATAATTCTTGGCCTCGCAAAGCAAGTTCTTGTTTTCTGATAGCCACTAATGGATCTTCGTCACTAGGCGCTTCTACTTGTTGCGTAAATTCAGTTACAAGCTCTGCCATAATTGGTGAAGAAAATTGCGCTATCATGTCATTCACTTGTAGGGCAAGTTGTTCTGCTTCTGCAGGTGAGGCCTGTTGTGCCTGTTGTTCAAGTTGTTGTAATTGTTGTTGCATTTCTGGAGGCATTTGTTGTCTGCCCAAAGCATCTGCTTTCATTTGTAAGTGTTGCATTATGTGTGAATGAATTAAGGCTTGAACTTGTGCGTTCATCTGGACAGGTGGAGACTTTAACAATGCCATATGCGTTGCTATATGTGCATCATGGTTTTGTTGTGGAAAAGCTTGCGCTTGTTGACCTAGTAAAAGTTTATTGTTTTCAAACCCTGCTTCAGTTGGTTTAGGATCAGTTGGGGGTGGTGGTTGTAAAATTTTATCAATATTATCCACACCTATGGCCGCATACATTCTTTTGTATGACTCATAAATACCGCTTGGTCCGTGCACCTCTGGATTAGATTGTACTAATTGCATCATCTCCTGTGCCATAGCTATTCTTTGTGATTGGCTAAATATATCTGGGTTTGATATAGGGAAAATATCAACTCTTTCATCAAAGTCACTTAATTTAATATTTGCTTGACCACCAGCTATTGCATAGGGATACTCTTGAGGTAAATATTCTTGAAAAACTTGTGCAAGCAGTTTGAACTCTTTTTTCTGTGAATTATGTAATCTTTTGTGAATAGCTGATAAAACTTTAGTTGAACGCTCTAATAACGCTAATGTTGTGCCTACAGGAGCGTTTGGATTACCTTGTCCTGTGTTAATTTCTGCAATAGAAGCAAACTTTTTACCACCATCTACTAATATACCGAGTAAATTTAACAATGTGCCACTAGGTTCTTTGAAAGGCAATGGTTGTATGGATTCTCTTAATGAACCACCAGGCGCATCTACATCTCTAAACTCCCCTGGCTGTATTGGAGTGTCTTCATCTCTAATTCTAATACCACGAGTTTTAAAACCTGCGGGTAAATTAGCTAATGTACCTGCATCTATTAGCTGACGCAGAATAGAAGTTGATGCCTTAGACAAACCACCTATCATATGTGTTAGACCAAAGCCATAAAACCCTAAACCAGGCAGAAACTTAAAATGTACGAAGTATTCAACCTTGTTTTTGAGGGGATCATTCTCTACAAAGTTTCTACGCACTGACAAAATCTCACGTGAATTAGCATCAATGGTGACAATATAGGGTAATTTTACACCTGTTGGCATACCATCCGCATCTACATCTTCAAATCCATCTATTTCAAGGTTACAGTGCACTTCATACAGCAAAGATACCTCACCTGTATCGTATGATGGCTCTAAACCAGATAATTTGTTTATTTCTTCTTTTGCGTCAGAGGTTACTGAATCTTCATCGCCTGTTTCTATGTCAATTTTTCTATAAAAACCTATAGCTTGTAGTTTTTTTACCTCATTTTCAGGCATTTT